ACGAAAAGAAATAAGAATGGACAGACTCGCTCGGGATTATATTCTTTGTTCATACCTATGGAATGGAATTTCGAAGGATTCATCGATTCTTATGGAATACCTGTCTTTAACACACCGAGCAACCCTGTCAAAGACCACCAAGGAGATAATATCGACATCGGGGTTATTGAACATTGGGAGAATGAAGTTGAGGGATTAAAAGGAGATCAGGACGGTTTAAATGAATTTTATCGTCAGTTTCCAAGAACTGAGGAACACGCATTCAGAGACGAAACAAAAAATAGTATATTTAATTTAGCAAAAATATACGAGCAAGTAGATTTTAACGAAGAAGCAAAATACAGCGCTTTAGTTACAAAAGGAAGCTTTCAATGGCAAAATGGTGTTAAAGATACAAAAGTTGAATTTATACCTAATCCAAACGGAAGATTTAATGTTAGTTGGGTTCCACCCACACATTTACAAAATAAAGTAATACTAAAAAATGGAATTAAATATCCTGGAAACGAACATAGCGGTGCATTTGGCTGCGATAGCTACGATATATCCGGGACTACCGACGGCCAAGGATCTAAAGGCTCTTTACACGGTCTCACAAAATTTAGCATGGAAGAAATTCCTGCTAATATGTTTTTTTTAGAATATATAGCTAGACCGCAAACAGCGGAAATGTTTTTTGAAGATATATTAATGGCATTACACTTTTATGGTATGCCAATACTAGCAGAAAACAACAAGCCTAGATTATTATATTATTTAAAACGAAGAGGATATAGAGGCTATTCAATGAATAGACCTGATAAAATATGGAATAAATTATCGGTTACTGAAAAAGAAATAGGAGGTATACCGAATTCAAGCGAAGATATTAGACAAGCTCATGCTGCTGCAATTGAAAGTTATATAAATAACTATGTAGGTGAAAAAGAAGATGGTAGTTACGGCGATATGTATTTTAATAACACATTAAACGATTGGGCTAAGTTTGATATAAATAAAAGAACAAAATTTGATGCGGCAATAAGTTCAGGCTTAGCGGTTATGGCATGTAATAAAAATAGATATGCACCAAATCAAACAAGAGAATTAAAAAGCAAAGTTAATTTTAGTTTTTCTAAATATAACAATAATGGAAATTTTTCAAAAATAATACAATAGATGGCAAGAGTATCACCAAAAGGTATTTTTCCGAGTCAAGCAGTTAGCGACGCAGAAAAAGGAGGTTTAGATTATGGACTTCAAATTGCTAAAGCTGTTGAGTCAGAATGGTTCAAAAAAGATTCAGGAGGATCTCGCTATTTCTCTAATAGAGATAACTACCATAACCTTAGGTTATATGCTAGAGGCGAACAAAGCATTAAAAAATATAAAGATGAATTATCCATTAACGGTGATTTGTCTTATCTAAATTTAGATTGGAAACCAGTACCTATTATTCCAAAGTTTGTGGATATAGTTGTTAATGGTATTGCCGAGAGGGTATACGGATTAAAAGCTTTTTCTGTTGATCCTATTGCCAGCAAAAAAAGAACAGAATATGTTAATGAAATGCTTAACGATATGTACGCTCGTGATTTTGCAGCTAAAATATCAGAAGCAACCGGCGTTAATACTTTAAGTAATAAAGAAGAGTCGATCCCAGAGTCAGAAGATGAACTTAATTTACATATGCAATTAAATTATAAACAATCTATAGAATTAGCACAAGAGCAAGCTATAGATAATATTTTTAATTTAAATAAATACGAATTATTAAAGAAAAGATTAGATTACGATATTACTGTTTTAGGTATTGGATGTGTTAAGAATAGCTTTAACACTGCGGAAGGTATAAAACTAGAATACGTTGATCCCTCTGATTTAATATATTCCTACACAGACTCGCCTTATTTTGATGATTTATATTATGTTGGGGAAGTTAGAAGAGTAAGTTTAGTTGAATTAAAGAAACAATTTCCCGAATTAACAAACGAAGATATTGAAGAACTTGAGGGTAAAGGCAATAGCTCATTATTATACAACCAAATTGGTGTAAACTCTTCGGATAAAAATTTTGTATATGTATTGTATTTTGAATATAAAACATTTCAAAACCAAGTATATAAAATAAAGGAAACTAATAGTGGGGCAGACAAAGCAATTAAAAAAGACGACACATTTAACCCCCCTAAAGATTCTAGAGCTAGATTTGAAAAAGTAAATAGATCTATAGAATGTTTATATGAAGGCGCAAAAATAGTTGGCCATGATAAATTATTAAAATGGCAAAAGGCTGTTAATATGACAAGACCTAAATCTGATATTACAAAAGTTCAGATGAGTTACAATATTGTAGCACCTAGAATATACAAAGGAAAAACTGAATCGTTAGTTAGTAGAATGACATCATTTGCCGATATGATTCAAATCACACATTTAAAGCTCCAGCAAGTTTTATCTCGTATGGTTCCTGATGGGGTTTATTTAGACGCGGATGGGTTAGCGGAAGTTGATTTAGGCAATGGAACTAATTATAACCCGCAGGAAGCATTAAATATGTATTTCCAAACTGGTTCTGTTATTGGTAGGTCAATGACACAAGACGGTGAATTTAATAATGGTAGAGTACCTATACAAGAATTAAGAGCTGGTGCTGGAGGTTCAAAAATACAAAGCTTAATACAATCTTATAATTATTATTTGCAAATGATGCGAGATGTTACGGGGTTAAATGAAGCAAGAGATGGAAGCACGCCAGATAGAAATGCCTTAGTCGGTTTACAAAAAATAGCTGCTGCTAATTCAAATACAGCTACAAGGCACATACTACAAGCTGGTTTATATATTACTTTAAAAACTGCCGAAGCAATATCATTAAGAATATCTGATATATTGGAGTTTTCAAATACTAAAAATTCTTTTGTACAATCATTAGGCAAAGTTGATGTTGCCACTCTTGCTGAGATTAAAGATTTACATATTCATGATTTTGGAATATTTTTGGAATTATCCCCAGACGAGGAAGAAAAACAATTGTTGGAAAATAATATACAAATGGCTATATCTCAAAAGCAGATAGAACTAGAGGATGCTATTGATGTTAGAGAAATTAGAAATTTAAAATTAGCCAATCAGTTATTAAAATTAAGAAGAAAGCAAAAGTTTGAAAGAGATAGACAAATCCAAATGGAAAATATCCAAGCACAATCACAAGCTAACGCTCAGTCAGCTCAAGCAGGAGCCGCCGCAGAAATACAAAAACAGCAAGGGATTGCTGAAACAAAAGTACAAATTGCACAAGCACAATCGCAATTTGATATTGCAAAACTTGAACGAGAAGCACAAATTAAAAAAGAACTAATGGAGTTTGAGTTTCAACTTAATATGAAGCTTAAAGAGCAGGACAATCAGGTGATTAACAATAAAGAGAAGTATAAAGAAGATCGTAAAGATAAAAGAACAAAAATACAAGCATCACAGCAAAGTGAACTTATAGACCAGAGAAAATCTGGAAAACCGCCAAAAGACTTTGAATCAGCAGGATTTGATAATTTGGGTGGATTTGGTTTAGAGCAATTTGAACCAAGATAATATTTAAACAATTATATTTTATTATGTCAGAAAACATCAAAGCAGAAGCTTTAGACATCGAAGAAAAGTCTATTGCTGAAAAAGAAGCAGAAGTACAAAAAATACCAACCAATGAGGATGGTGATTACACTGTAGATTTAGGAAAAATTAACGAAACAAAAGAAGAAACAGATGCCGTTCAAGAACAAAAAACAGAAGATGGCGTGTTACGCGGAGGCGGCGAGAATGAAAAAGATGGGGAAGAAGCCAAAGTGGAACTGCAAGAAGTACAGCAAGAAAAAGTAGAAGAACCTGTACTTGAAGAGGTTATTGAAGAAGAAGTTTCGGAAGAGCCGGCTCCAGCAGCTGAAGAAAAACAACCACAGCAAGAAGTTGAACCGGTTGAAGAAACAAAAGAATCAGAAGTAAACCTACCAGAAAACATACAGGACCTGGTAAAATTTATGGAAGAAACCGGTGGTACTCTTGAAGATTATGTCAGATTAAATGCTGACTTTTCAAATGTAGATCAAAATACATTATTAAGAGAATACTATAAACAAACTAAGCCTCATTTAAGCTACGATGAAGTATCGTTTTTATTAGAAGATCAATTTTCATTTGACGAAGAAATTGATGAGGAAAGAGATATTAAAAGAAAAAAACTTGCTCTTAAAGAGGAAGTCGCAAATGCCAATAAGTTTTTAAATGAAACTAAGGATAAATACTATAAGGAAGTCAAGTTGA